GCTTTGAGGACACGGATGTTCATGTCCTGGCTCTTATGTTATTCAAGAGCACCGATCTGAGCAACTATTTACAAAAGTAAATAGCCGTGACACGTTTTGCCAACGTGTCTATCCTTTTAATAACATAAAGGATAAAATGGAAAGGAGCAATGTGAAATAATGAATTCATAGACATAATTAGGCAAGAGATACAGCATAGTAACCAATACGTAGAGTGGCTCCAGTAAGAGTTCCATATGAAGACGTCAAATTAGTAACAGATATTCCATTTGCAGGAGTGTCTAGTTCAAGTGTTAAAACATAAACAAGTTGTGTTTGAGCATTTGTACCAGACAATAATGTAATGGTATTACCAGTTGAAGAAAACGTTGGGGACCCTGTTTGGCCAATACTTGTTCCAGTGAGTGTATATATTAATATATACTGACCAGGAATATTTAGGAAAAGGGTAGATGCTGTATATGTTGCAGAGACTCCACCAATTTGTGTGATTGAGGTGCCGAGCCAGTTTGTATTTGTAATTGCACCAACTGCGGTATATTTAGCAGCCGTACTTAAGGCATAAGCTGTAAGATCAAATTGAGGAGTATACATTTCGACTTCATAATCGACATGTAGCTCACCAATTGCACTCCCATCAGCTAAGCCAGAAGGACAGATGAATAGGTTACCGACATCATAAAGTATAGGATCCTGATTTGCATTTAATGCACCAAACCGAATGAATTTTTGGTTTAGTTTCGAGAGATCCCCCGGAGAACAAACATAACTGAATGTTTCCCAGGTAGGTCCCCGTATAGCATTATTGTAAGCCAGGGCTTGAGCTTTATTAGTTGGGGCAGCGTCATCAGGATCGAAATCTACAGCCATTAAAACGGAACCGTTTGTGGCAGTTGATTTCGAACTTTCGTATATAAAAACGAGACGTTTGAATCTGTAGGTCTCATAAGCTATTGATATAGTACTAAGCCAAGGAAAGGTTGTTGCCAATCCGGGATTAATACTAAATGGTATAGCAGAGAAATTTACAGATCCAAAAATATCACTAATATATTCTCTATGACGAATACAAACTCGACCATCACTAGATTGTTTTGGCATCGAAAACTTTGGCTTTGTGATCTTTTCGATCTTAGCCTTTGCTACCGGTGCGGAAACCATCTTAGAAGTGGAGTTCTTTGAAGAAATTGGTCTAGGAATTCTAGAAGGTTGTTGTTGAGATTTATTCATTTTGAATAAGGTGTCTTATACTTAAAGTTAATTTTGTATGGGATCCATAGACTAACAAACTATGGACCGTACATTAGAACTCCCCAGAAGAACTGGGTGGAGCCGTGCGGTCTCTTGGCATTCTTAATAGCACTAAAATAATAGTTTTGGTCCGATTAAGAGTTCTAACCCCATGATCGGTTTAACGACATGATCTGGTCGGTATATGTGTTATTAATTCATATACTCATCCATAGAGAATGAGACTTCGGGTAACTTATAAGTATTCTTCACTTTATATTTCTCCTCAATTAATTTAACTTGTAAATCCAAGAATAAGGGATTCATTTTCTTATGATAAAAAACCTTGCCTCGATTCTTCAATTCTTCTCGAAACGATAAAATTGTTTTGATTGGAAAAGAACGAATCTTGAGAGGTTGACTTTCAGTGTCAATAGTCCCTACATTTTTGAAATTACTAGTTTGATTAAATTTGAGATCAATCTGATCTTCTAGATTGGGTTGAGTTAAAGGAATAAATCGGTAAACACCATGATGATACAACTTTCGTTTCACATTAATATTAATAATGGAATCTTGTAATGCCGGAGTACGAAAGGAAAGAGCTTTAAAAGGTTCATAATTCTCTTCGTGAGGTTGTAATATGACTGTTTCATAAATATATGAAGCTAATTTAATTTGAAAATTAGTGAAATATATATGAGGTTTAACCTCATCATACAGATCAAAACCACAACCACCTAGAAGAGGAGAGATGAATAAAGAAAACTCTCCTTCTTTCGTACAATATTTAACATCGTCCTTCTGATAATGTAGAAATCGCTGATGAGCTCGAAATTTATCTTGAGCACCTTTCATAACTTCGTTGTATATAGCATAAGCTGGGAGAAGTTCTTTCTTTCTTTTATTAAGTTTAGATTGGCCTGTTAAAAGACCAACATTCAGAAAACCTATTTCCGATATTACTCGTTTTTCTCTATTAAAGAGAAAACCGAGTGAATTAATCGTAAAAAAGGTTTGATGAACATAATTCTTACCAAGAGAAAGAAGGAAACCAACCTCAGTTATATTCTGCATCCATAAATCATAGAATGCATCATTACAACGAAAAAGGATATCATCACCGTTAATCAATACGGGGAGATCATAGATAGAGATCTCTCGATTTAAATATTCTTCTAAGGTTTTCCAATATGCACATAAATTCACTATACAAAGAATTGGGAAAGAAAGTGTTGAACCCATAAGCTGACCACTGGTCTGCATTTTAGGTTCTAAATCACCTTTACTTTCAAATTTCTTTGGATAGTGGATTTCTTGTTCATATAAAACATCCCTAAGTAAATCCTTTACAGTATCGTCTAAACCTGATCTATTTAAAGATGTTTCAAAAGCATCTTTAGTATAGGAAATTTTTAGATTGTCTGTAGCGGCTGAATAGTCTCCAGAGACCCATTTATCAAAGCGAATAATTTCGCCTTGATCATTGAGTCTTTGAAATGGAGACTTAGGATCAGTTTTACGGAAAACGAGATCTTCACGATCTAGAAGATTATAAAAATCATCCAAACGTATTGGACGGCCTGTAGCGACAAATTGTGGGTATCTTTGTAGGTATTGCCACATAGCTTTCTGGTAAAATCGACTTAAGTAATATTTAAATTCATTACCTTTAGTTATGAGACGGACCTTTAGGGGTTCACAAACCGCTGAAACTTGAACATTATTATGTAATGCTTCAGGTGTAAAACGGGTTATTAAGGATAAATCAGTCATAAGAGAATTAAAATTCTCCCAAGTAGGTTCACCTTTAATTTCACGAACAACTCCAGGTCTAGTCTCATACATATCGAGAAGATTTGAATCCTCGACGTCGATTTCGCTAGAATAGTTATGTATTTTACGAAGAAAATCTCTCGCACCTCCTTCACCTCTTAATGAAGAATAACCAGCAGCAGTTGAAGCCTCATACAAACGAGGTGCAACTGGGTGGAATTTCTTAAAGAATCGTTGGAAGAGTTTAGACATATCAACTCGTTCAGACCATGTTGTTTGAGAAATTGGATCATATTCTTTAGTTAGAATAGATTTATGTTTCAACATAGCTTCATAAACGAACGAATCAGGTACTGTCTCGGCTCCTCTTTTGACTCCTTGTAAGAGACCTAAGAAGAAAGAGAGATTCTTTCTGTTGAAAGCAATTAAACGATTTTTAAAAAATCGTTTAATTGCTCCAGAAAATAAAGATACATGTAGTGTAGTTGGGAAAGAAGAAGGACGTTCAGGCAAAGGGTTTTTAAGAAACCTTGCCATCGGCATAGCAGTGAAGAACTTCGCATTTTTTATGAAGTCTTCAAGATTCCAAGAAGCCATAGATCTAAAGGCTTCTAATTGCTCCATTAGACTGAACTCAAGGAATTTTGGATAAGAATCAAGAATTACCTCATAGTAAGCACGTGATAATTTCAGTGCATGGGGTATAACCTGATTTCCAAGAGACCAAAGTTGCAGTTTCGGCAAATAACATGGGTCAACTAAACGCATATTGCAGAATGACAAACCAGTCTTAAGAGATTGGATGTCATCTTGCGGTATTAATGCGTAAGTTAAGCCACGGTCGGGACCATCCCGACATCGGCACCCTAAAAGCTTATCGATAAAAGTTAATGCATTCATGATTATCAAATGATTGTGTTAACGAAAAACTCTAGTAGAA